CGCCACCGTCTGATTCGAACCGCCCCACACACCGGCGACATCCGTCACGCGGTAGCCGTAGCCGAACGCTGACACGACCCCGTAGCGGTGGAGGACGATCTTGCGATAGGGCGCGGGCTCGTAGGCGCCCTCGGCGTTGAGCAGGTAGAAATCGGTGTCTGCTGTCGGCGTGATCGTGCCCGAATCGCGAGTCGCCAGGCGAATGGTCAGGCTCGTCAGCGTCAGGAGGTCGTCGCGGAGCCGGAGGGTGTTTCGCGCGGTGCCGTCGTAGTGGTTCGTCCCGATCCGCGGACCGAACCCGGAACCGAAATCGGAGCGTTCGGCCTTCTCATCGATAACGCGGCTGACGGATTCGAGGATACCGAGCTTGAGCGCAACGACCGCAGCGGCCTGGGTGGCGAACTTGGTCGAGCCGCCGGAGGTCGAATAGTCGTCCGCCTCGGCGACCGTCGCGTAGACGTGTCCGGCCAACGGTGCCTCCCGAGGTTACTGGTAGTACGTGACCGAGTAGGTCTCGGTGGCGACCGTCGATGTCACGACGCGGAGGTAACGCCACGCCTGATCGGTCGGGAGGAGGTAGGTCGTGGTCGCAGTCGCCGTGATAGCGATCTGGGCGACGGCCACGGTGTTCGGTGTCGCCACGAGGGCGTACGCCGCGTTGTACCAGTTCTGGTTGTCGACGCTGCCCTGGATGTCCACGTTGACCGTGGGCGAGCCGCTGCCAACGTTGGCGATGACGAGGGCGCCCGGACCGCGATGGCTGCCGCGGTCGATGACCGGAGACGTTCCGGCAGCGGTGGCGCCAACGAACAGCTTGATGGCCGTGGATGGACCGGAATCCACACTCCCAGTCGCCGGGCCGCCCTGAGCCGAGACCGTCGTGACCTTTGGCGTGGAGGCGGCGATGGTGGCCGTGACCGGACGAACGACATCGGGCTCGACCCAGACGGGCATCAGTGCCCTCCTTTGTGACAGGGATAGCGGCCCGGCTTCGGCCGGGCCGTAGGACTAGCGGGTGATCTCGGCCCAGACGAGCGAGCCGGTGAACTTCGAGAGGGTCGCGATGTTGCCGCAGACGAAGACAGCGGTGCCGGGGGTCAGCACCTCCTCGCCGTTGAATACGAATTCCGCGGGCCATTGCGGGCTGGAGGTCGTGGCGGCGGTGAGGACGGTCTGGTTGAAACCGAGCTGACGCTTGACCACCGGAGCCGTCACGGTCAGGGTCGCGCCCTGGCCGAACTTGGCGACCGAGCTGTACCCGCCGCCGGGATAGTTGCTGACCGCGGCGGTCTCGGTGTACGCCGTGATGGCGAGCCCGGTGCCGACCGCGGCCGGTGCGTTTGACAGGTAGCCGAGGCAGTAGCCGCCGGCCGCGCCCGTGGTGTCGATATAGGTCAGTGCGATCTTGAGCAGGAGGAGATCCTTGCCGGAACCCACGGGGTTCCATAGACCGACCTGCTGGGTGGTGTTGCTGTAGATCGGCAGGACAACGCCGGCCGCAGCGATGTTGCCCGTGAAGATCGTGCCCTGCTTCGCAAGGTCGTAATACGGGACGATTGACGTCGCGGTCGCCATCTAGGTGTCCTTTCGGGCAGCGCCCTTGTTGGCGGGCTTCGCAGCCGCCTTGTTGACGGGCGTGGCCGCTTGCTTGTCGGTTGGCGGCTCGGCCTGTTTGACTTCGGGTTCCACGGACTCGCCCTCCGTTGTCGACTCATCGCCGTCAGGCTCGGGAGTCGGCTCGATCAGATTTGCGCTGGTCAGGATCTTCTCGGGTTCTCCGAGCGTCTCGCCCTTCTCGAGGGGGAGGAGACCGCGGCGCTTGGCGTCTTTCGGGGTGATCCCGAAGGCGGCTTCGGGAGAACCGGCCGGCACAAGTGCCGACCAGTCCTCGTTGACGAACAGGGAATCTTCGATGACGCCCATCGCTACACCTTCGCAGCCGCAGCCGGGGTCGTCGGGTCGGTGTACGCGACGAGCAACCGGGTGCGTCCGGCGGTGCCGGACCCGACGGTCGTGACGATCAGCGAGATCGCCCGCACCGTCGCCAGATAACGGCGATTCCAGGTGTCGGCCGTGAGGTCGGCACCCTGCTTGCCGCCGGCGGTGTTGCGACCGCCGGACGCGCTGATCGTCTCGCCAGCGAGCAGATCGGTCGCCTTGAGGTCGATGGCTGTGAAGATCCCATCGTCGTCGGCCACATCACCGACCTTGCCGGTGGCGCTCGTAGCGGTGTCCCACAGGGCCACCGCGTGTACGGCGACCTCGAGGAGCCACGCACCGGCCGGAACATCAACGGTGGCGGTGTAAACACCGGCGGTCGCTGTCTCGGTGGCGGTGGCCTCGGCAAAGAAGGGAGAGCCCGGCTGGATGACATCTCCGCCAGAAAGAACAGGCATGCTGAACTCCTTTCTCGGCTAGGCCGGACTAGAGCCCAGTGACCGTGGCGAACGCGGACGGCCGGTAGTCGGCCACCGCGAATCGGCGGTACAGGAGCACGGCGACCTTCCGCTCGGTAAAGTAAGTCGAATGCTCGGTCGAGACCTCGACGGTCACGCCCTCGCGCTCGACGACTTCCGCGTAGCTCGAGTCGCCGACACCCGCGGTGCCTGCCGAGCCAATGCCCGTCGTCTTGCGGACTGGGACGCCCCAGATGTTGAGCGGCGCTGAATCCGCGGGGTTGCCGAGGATGTAGAGGCCGTCCGTGGTCCGGGTCAGCCGAATGTTCTGCCAGTCGGTCGGGTGGATGGTGACGAAGTCGCAGATCGCATCACCCGTGACCTCGACCTTGGTCATCGCCTTGAAGATCGCATCGAACGCCGGATCGGTGCCCTTGGCCTGCGTCTGGAAGCCGGTCCGGATGAACACGCCCGTCGGGTTCGGCGTGTTGCCGTCGCCTGCGAGGATCAGGTTGTTGGACTTCTTCTGGAGGCGCTTGGCCAGCATCCCGGTGACGGTCGACTGGAGGCCGATGTTGTCCGAAATGGCCTCGTGGGTCATCGGGATCCACGTCGACACCGTCTCGACCGGATCGGTCGTCAGCGTCCAAGCGAACGCCGAGTCCGTCGGGGCTGTGCCTTCGGCGACGGCCGCGGCATTGTCCGTGTCCGTCGTCTGGATGAAGTAATCGATCGACTTGGAACCGGTCGAGCCGTGAGGGAACAGGTCCTCGACGTTGCCGAAGTAGAGAGCCGAGGCCGTGTCCTGCCGACGATCCGCCTGTGGCGCGTGGACCGTGACAGCGAGCACGGTCTTGAGGTTGGTCGCCAGATCGAAGCTGACCGAACCACGGCCGCCCTTGGCGATCTGGCCGAGGATGTCGGCGTGCTTTTCGAATGCCGACTTGAACGCAGCGTTGAGCTGTGCCTTGGTCTCGATTGATCCGCCGACGACCTTGTGGTCGATGTCGCCCTCACCGCCCTTGTTGGCAGCGAGCGTGCCGGTACCTTTGAGCGCATCGGCGTTGTCACCCGCAGCCTTCTCGGCGGCCTGCTGGATGCCAAGTTGCTTCTGCATCTCGCCGAGCGCGTCATTGCGCTTGTTGAACTCGGTGAGGTTCTCGCCGGACAGGTCGAACGACCCGTCGGCGGCCTTGTGATCGGCCATCCACTTGCCGAATTCCTGGCGCTCGGTCGTGATCTTGACCCCGAGCTCCGTTGCGGTTGCCATGCTGTCCTCCGGACATGAAGAAGCCCCGGAGGAAAACCGGGGCTGTGGGGGGTTGACGAGGAGAGGAGGCCCTATACGGGCACCCCGTTGGCTCGCGCGATGGCGAGCAGGTTGTCCTGATATGCCTTCGCGAATGCTGCCTGTTTGGCCGGGTCGGCCGGAGTCGTCGCGGCGAGGAGCGCACTAAGGCTCTCTACGATTGCGGCGATGTGGTCACGGTTTGCCGCAGAGAGTACGCGGCCCTCCTTGGTCCGATCCGTGAGCCGACTCTTGGTCCGATCCAGAAACGCTTCATTCGCCTCCAGCACCCAGGAGCCGAACTCGGCATACGGCAAGTCGAACCCCGACAGGCCGCTCTTGATCGCTAGGGTGGCGGTGCCGACGCCGGCACCTTTCAGGACGGGCGAGACCTCGAACACGTCCAGCTTGCGGAGCTCGCGCACCCGCTTGCCTTCGAACATGCCAGGTCCACCCTCGAGGACGGCATAGCCGTAGCTCCATTCCTGGAGGTCAGCCATCGCCTTGGTGGTGTGGTAGGCGTTGCGACCCTGGTCGGTCTCCATGAAGAACGACCCATTGAACACGCCGAGGTCGCCCTTCTCGGAGATCAGGCCCTTGCCGGTCGGCAGCGCGCCGTCCCATGAGGTGTGTCCGTAGGCCGACATCGGGACCGCCTTGCCCGAGGGCATGGAGCCCGCGAACGTCACGTCCTCGTCGGAGTCGATGACGTTGAACCGGGAGAACGCCACGCTGACGTCGCCGGTCTCCGACAACTTGAACTCGATCGGCGTGAACGCCTTGCGATCGACCATGTCGATGCTCCCTTGTGACTTAGGGTTTGCCGGTGCCGAGCACTGCCTGTGCAAGCAGCTCGACGGGTGCCTCGTTGAGCGGGGCGAGATAGACCTGGCCCTTGCCATCTGGCAGGGGATTCCGGTTCTCCAATTCGGCGATGTCGTCGGCGTTCATCCATGCCGCGCCGTTGCTCGCGATCCGGTAGGCGGTGAACCGATCGAGCGTCTTGCCGCGGAGCAGCGCATCGAACAGATG